TGCTGCTCCACTGCAACATGGAGTTGATGGTGTCTTGTTTCAGGGCAAGGTGCATCACGCGGTCCCCGAACACGGGGTATCGGGAGCAGAAGGAGGCTTCTTCGTACGACGTGAATTCCGGGTCGCCGTCCTTGCGGTCGTTCGTGGCTGGGTAGCCAGCACGAGCGTACACTTCCTTCCATGACTCAGCTGAGAACTCGTCAGGCGCTCCCTCAGCAACGGCGGCAAGATTGTCATCGCCATAAATCACTTCCGCGACCCACCTACCGTAGTAGTCGTACACCGGTACTTTCCCCCTCTTCTCTTCAGTTAGTTGGTAGATGCCGGCGCGTCGCATGAGGTGGTGGCCGTCCGTGTTCCACTCAGCAGTGAAACGGCAGCCTGAGGCAATCCTCCCTTTCGTCCAGTACACGGCGTCCATAACGATGGAAACGTTGTAAACCGCGTACGCGATCATTGCCTTCTCGATGTTGTCGATATCATCTTGTTCGTAGTCTGGGGAGGCCCGGGCATGGGCGAAGGCTAGCTTGATGGCAGCCGTAATGACGTTGGGTGATGTTCGGCGATCCCACTGTGGGACGTCAATGGCCATGCACTGTTTCGGGTTCTTCTCGAGCAGGTGTTGATACATGGCCTGGCCCTGGGTTCTAAAGGTGGTGCCAATCACCATGTACTGCCCTTTCCTGTACATCTGGCGGCGTTCATAGAAATCAGCAAGAGTGCTGTCCATCCACATGTTAAGCGCAAAGTCGTTCGATTCAATTGTGCGTGCAGCTCCGGTCTCGGCTTTGCTCTTCTTGATCAACTCCTGTTTCAGAAAGTTCTTAGCGATGCACAGGAGCGTCTTGCCTTCTCGCGCCAAGTTGGCGATAGCCTTGTATCTCTCCATCAAGCACGCGCCGGGAGGGCGGCTCGTGTCAATGACGAGCGGGCGGTCTGGAATCCAACGCCCGTTGACTTCCTGGCCGCGGAAGAATAATGTTTTGTCGTGCATGTTGAACATGTGCTCGTAGAACACGCC